CTTTTGCGTCGACAATTTTACCTTTCGACGCTGCCTGCAGTTCCTTTGCCATCGAAGCATCAATCGAGATGATTGTTTTACTCTTTGCCTTAGGAAAGTAGCTTTTACCCATTAGACGCACACCGCGTGTAAGCTCAAAGCTTACTTTTTTACTATCTCTAGCCATTTTCTTTTACCTTAAAAAAAAGCACCCGAAGGTGCTTTGCTAGTTAAAAATTATGTGAATTACTCACCCAAGCAGAAAGCTTGAGGGTGACGAACCGCAACGTCTGCGTCTTGGAACAAACGCATAACAAGACCACCGCTAGCAACTTTGGTAGCGCGATCAGGTACCACGTCAAGCGCACCCCACAAGCCAATTAGCGCTTGCGAGAAGTCACCAAACAACATCTGGCCAGCGTTCATTTGTGTTGTTACTGCAGCGTTGTAGTCGTTAACTCGGCCATTCTGCCAAATAAACTGGCCTGTGCCTGAAGCTTTCTCAGTCGTTTTAAGCTTGCCACGTAGCGATGGGCGCATTAGATAAGCCATGGTGTTAGCATCTGCGTTGGCTTCTGCCACGTCAGTTTCAAATGCAACAGTTTCAGCCCATGTAGGACTATTTGGTGTAGCGAACGAAATTGCACCGATACCGCTGGTGTTAGCGATACCTGTAGGTTCATTGCCAATGCCCGAACCGTAAAGCGCGCCCTGGTCTAACCCTAAGCTTTGACCACGCATGATGTCAGCCATAACCAGCGCTTCAATATCTGGCGTAGACTGGTTCATGATACGGCGAGTGATAGGAACTGCAGTAGCTAGCGTTTTAGGTCGTAGCTGTACAGTAGTGAAAGACAGGTCGCTATCTGTAGCCTCACCATCTTCTTCTACCCAGTAGAAGGTTGCCGAACCATTCTGTTTAGGAATATCAACATCACCCACAAGGCCAGACACCATGCGCGCACCTAATTGACCCACCACTGCTTGTGCGCGAAGTGCTTCAATGTACATTTCAGCATGAAGCTCGGTAGCTACAAGCTCAGCGCCTTTACCCGCACCGCCAGCTGATTGCATGCGCGCAAGTTGCATTTGGCGCAAACCATAGCCCATTGCTTCATAGCTAAGGTAGATACCGTCAGCATCACGTCCAACTTTTTGAGCGATAGCTTCTGACATTTCACGCTCAAGGCCAGCATTCTTAAAGTTACCCGTAGCAACAGCACGAAGCGCATTGATAACACTGTACTTGCGTAGCTCTTTTTCACTGACGTCCAAATTAATCATAGTAGATTCGGCTTCAGGGTCTTTTCGCTTGCCGTGAAGCTCACGAATAAGCGCTTTGTTGAACTCTTCGTAGCTGCGACCTTTAGCAATGAAGTCGTTACCTAGTTCAGTCGCGCCGTACTGACGTGCAGTTTCAGCAATACGTTGAGCATCGCTTGCTTCAGGTGAAGTTTTAACTTTACGTGGCTCTGCGAATTCACGCTTAGTTTGGTTAGTCGTTTCCGGTGATTCCGAACGTTCGGCCGTTTCATCCGGGGCGTTGTTGTCTTGGATTTTGGTATCATCCATTTTACGTACCTCAGTGGTGGTTATTTTTACGGGGTTGTCGTTTGTTTCAGCGTTTCGACCAACACCTACGGTAGGGTCTGCCGGTACTGATACAGAAGATATTTCTAGCGGTTCCCAGTGGGTAACGCGGTAGTAATCTAAATCGTTTTCTTCGCGGGTTAATTTCGCGGCGTGGATACGGTAGCCAACAGATACATTCACACGAATCTCATCTTGCATATCGATAAGAAGCTGCTGGCCGAGCGGGTTGCGGCTCATCTTTATTTCAGCGTAGCCGCGGCCTTTCTCAATCCATGCTTTTTGAATAACACCGCGTTGGTCGTTCCAGTTGTGATCACTAAGGAACGGACCTTTATTGTTGATGCGTGCCAGGTCACATTCACCTTCTTCGTGACCAAGGGTTTCTACCCATCCCCAGCGCTCAACTTCATATTCACTGGAAAAGCTAAGGGTGACGATACGGCTTTCTTCGTCTACCTTTTCAATTTGCGCTTCCATGTCGCGCTGCATGACAGGACATTGCCCTTTGCGCAACATGGCTGCAGTAACTTTATTTACGTTCACTGTTCGCCCTCTTCTTCGTCATTTTTAGGGGCGTTCTTATTGGCTGCAGCTGCAACTTTTGCCCCTTTGCCAATACCAAAACCTTTAGCCAGCTCCATCGCTGGACCTAGTATCTGAAGATATTGCTGCCAGCCTTCGGCCATTTCGTCGACATCAACACCTTTTTCATTCAGAACATCCATCGGGTTAACGGTGAAGTTATCCATGGCAGCGCCAATGGCCTGTTCATCTTTTAATGGGTCAACCCATTGCCATCTGCGGCCTTTGAAAGAAAATGCATCAACGCTGCGCTCTAAGTCATAACCTCTCAAGTTATCTATGGCGCCATTCAAAAGTGCATGTTTAAGCCAGCGTTGATATATCGCACCAACCACTTGGCTTATTAACCAACCTTGAAGACGTTTCCAGTGCTCTCTATCTTCGAGTACTGCTTGGCGAAGGCTTGACCATGAGACGCCTTCATAATCGTTCGCGCCTGTGTTGTAGTTCACATCAACGCCAGCAAACGCACCTTTAAGCGAGGCTTTCTGAAAGCCTTCAACCGAATCGCCGTGATGCTGGAAGTTTGTTTCTTTTGCGCGGTAGCCTTCTGGGGTAATTGCAGCGCCGCCGGGCTCAAGTTCGAAAATGAAATCACCTTCGTCCTCTTCTTCAGGGGCTTCTTGCTCTGGGTCGCGTTCGTAAATAACCATGTTGCTAGCTGCAACCCTGCTACCCACTAGCGCTGATTCGCGGTAACCACCGATATCGTGAAAATCTAAAAGTGATGCGTGAGCCCATGGAACACCGCGAGTTTGACCAGGGCGAAACATTGGAAAAGGAAGAATGATTTCATCTGCGGGAATACGAACGTAGCGTTTGCCAGTATTGTCATGGCGCCACGTATGCTCACCAGGGTGGTTAGTCAACAAGTGGTAGGCAACATGTCTCCCCCACTTATCTATTTCAACGCCCATCTTAATGCGAACGCCGTTCCCTAAATCTTTGTTTAAAGTGGCGTCCAACAGGTCGGCTTCAATAAGCTGAATGGCATACCCGAACTTATTGGGTGCGCCGTGAATGTGACGAATGATAATGTCACCGTCTTGGCATACGGTTTTTGCAATGAGCTGCATTGCGCTAACAAAATCCATACGGCCACTGATTTCGCAAATACCAATCTTGCACCACTTGGCAAACGATTTTTCAATGGACTGGTTAGCAACGCGGTCTAATTCCCCATCAGCACCACGAACCTCAGCGTGTAAGCGTGGCCCCTTATCTCCAATGACATGAGTTTGCACCATGGAGAAGAAGCGCTTCATATAACCAACGTCTTCACCGGCTTTGCGACTAGCAGCCTTTATCCTTGATAAATCGCGTCTCAACGTTTCATCAATGCTAAGACCGGAACCAAAGAAATTGTTTGAGCTGATACGCGGGCTTTTCGCTGCAGCAAAGCGTTCCTGCGCATGCAGTTTATGACGCTGACGATCACGGCTAGAACCAGCGCCTTTCCCAAGAACTGGTTCAACTCGCTCAGTTTCGTCTTTCGACTTTTTAAAGAGATTAAACATACACTACCTGTAGTAAGCTCGACGTGGAGGTTTAGTTAAGCCCTTCTTCTGCTTAACTGTGCGAACGCGCCAGCTGTACTTGCGCTTCAACTTTTCAAGCTGCTCAATGGGTATGCGAGTTAAGCTGCGGCCATCAACGGTATAGTTTTCGTGATCAGAAAGAATGCGGCCTTCAATTCGCTTTTCTATGGCTTTCAAAACGCGTTCGGCATGACTGGTAGTGTCGCAATACTCTAAATCATGCGGGTTCGCGTCGATAATGATGTAACCATGGGCTACTGTTCTGCGGCCTGTGCCATCATCGCTAAAAAGATGCCAACGGTATTCGCCAGACTGATAGGTCTTTGTTTCTTCAGAAGCCAGGTCAACATGAAGCGCCCCATCAACCACAGTCGTGTCGATGGTAAATTTGCTTTCGGGGCCAACCAGAATGTACTGATAAGTGTGTGATGCGTTCGCCACTTTACGTGACCACTTTGCGTAGTCACCTTTTACTAAACGTTTTGGTTCGTTCATTATCTAACCTGAGTGCTAAAGCCACGCTTTCGCCGTGGGCGAGTGGCAGATGATTGGCGTTTTCGTTTGGTAGCTTTCTGTTCAACTTCGCTTTCTAATTCAGCGCTGAACATGTCTTTCTGGCTTAAGCTGCTCTCTAATGCATCCCATTGGGCGCTAGTTTTGGCGTGAACCTTTTGAGACATTGCAGCGTGAAGCGCATAAACTTCGCAGTCGGTACCTTCGTTTCGTCTACCGCTTCGACACTGCCAAGTCATTTGGCCGCGAAGCTTTTTACTTGGCGCTTTGACCTCAGCAGTGACTTGTTCCCAGTAGTCAGCTCGCGCATCTTTGTAGCTATGCATGAAAGCCGCGGTACCTTGAAGGCGCTTTGATAGAAGATCTTTAGCCTTGTGAGTACCGACGAGGTAAACAAGAACGCCGTGTTTATCTGCTTTTGTTGAACGTTTGGCGTTGTTGTGGTCAAGTTTTGCAGAAGGTAAGCGGAAAATTTCACGCTTACCGTTGTCGTTACTGTCACCTTTGATAGCCATAAGGTGAACGCGTCTATGTTTCTTACTTCTCGTTCTAACGTAGTGATAAACCGCGTGGTTGGTACCACCATCTGAACTATCAATACTGGCCGCTGACAAGTAAATTCGACCTAGCGTTTCGTGCTCAAAACCGTTGAAAAGTAGCTGGTCTAACTCATCCCATACTGGATCAGCTTTATCAACACAGTCACCGGCTATCTCTTTCCAGAGAACCAGCCAACTTTCTTCGTTTCTACCGTATGCCCGAATGATGATAGCCAGCCTATCGTGCTGAACATCGACGCCGGCGGTAACAATTAAGCCGCCTTTAGGTACCGTTAGCTCTGGGTAGTCATCAGCAAGCGCCTGCAGCTGCTCGTGATTCAGGTTATCTTTACTGCGGTATGCGTAAGGCTTACCCAGTTTAGAGTTCTGAAAAATTATCCTACCGGCTTCATCACCAGCTGCTGCTTCATGCTCTGCTTCAAGAAAGTCCTTAACCAAACTTGAAAGCGAAGTGCCAGGAATACAAACGTAAAGTTCAGACAGCCCTTTGAAGGTTTCAATTACACCATCAGTGTTAACCGTTGGTACCCAACCGCAGAACTTATCACCTTCTTCCTCTGCAACTCTGCAGGTATTGAAAATGTTTTGCTGACGCTGCCAGTCATTCCACGCGCTACCACAGTGAGGACAGGCATAAACCGCCGTTTCCGGTAAATTTCTACCGTAAACAGGGTGAACGGGGCCTTCATCTTGCTCTACCCAGCTGACATTTTCCCAGTCTAAAACGTGCTTTTCGCCACAATCGTGGCAGGCCACTGGCAGAGTTCGCTGGGTACCGAGGTTGATGTAATGCTCAACTTCGCTTAAATCCTCGACGGAAGGGGTACCGCCAAGAACAAACTTACGTTTTCGAAAGCGCTTAATGCGTTCACGCGCTAGGCGTATCGCATCACCCTGATCACCAACGTTACCGTTTGTGTCGTCGGGTTCTTCAACCAGCACCACTGGCGATGGCGTCGACTTAACGTTACTGACTGAGTTAGAGCCAAAAACCTTAAGAGAGCCCCCAGGGAAATTCTTTTTGTTACTTCGGTTACCCGCCTTTCTACTGCTGCTAACATCAACTTTTTTAGCAAGCTCTGGCGTGGCCCTGATAACAGGTTCGAACTTCTCTTCAATGAAGTCGCGTGCTTTATCATCTTTAGGAAACAACCCAAGAATTCGACTGGGCTCACAGCAAATACGCTTTGCTATCCAGCCAGTTTCAAGCAGCGTCCAGCCGATTTGCGCGGCTTTCATTAAGCCGACCATTTCAACAAAGTCATTATCTAGGGCATGCATTACACCCCAGAAGTACGGCACATAATCCGCGTTATACAAACCAGCAAAGTCTGCGTCTTCAGCAGGTAGTCGAAAGTATTTTTCAAGCCATTCGCGCGTTGGAATGTTTTCAGGTGGTAGCCACCCAGCACGGCATTCGTCAATCAGAGTCTGTAGATTGGAACTGGAAGTCTGCAATAACTCGCATGGCAGCAGCTGTGGTTCCATCAATTGATTCTCTGTCTATGGTGATCCCATGCTGGCTTTCCAGCATGGCTAAGATTTTTTCTATCGAGTTTGTGTACTCAGATTTCGCCAGGGCAATCCAACCGTCGATAGCCTCACGAACTTGTGCCTTGTCGAGAATTAGCTTTTCCTCTTTGAATAGCATGAGCTCTTTCATTCTCGCGTTGGCAGAAGCTTCGCGCGTTCGCGCTTCGTCTAACTTCAAGCGCTGGTCGCTTGCGGTTCTTCCGCTGGCTTCGTCGCGTAGTTTTTCGCAGTAAGCACGTAACCACTGGCGGTAGGTACCGCCACGAACTAAAGTTCCGTTATCGAGATGTTTGTGAATGGCCGGTTGTGAAGCACCAACCAAAGAAGCGAATTCTGTTTGTTTAGCTTTATCATCTAAATCAAACAAAATATAACCCCCCTATGGGATTTTATAGCTGTTAAAAAAACGCGGGTCTATGCGC